TTATTGTCTTTATCTTCAAATGCTTCAATAAGACCGACTTTGTTCTTAGTACCTTTTGTACGTACACCAGGGTATGCACTAAACACATTATCACTTGTGTCACCACGCATACACTTTTCAAACAACATAAATTCTGGATTAGGAGCAAGCTTCGGCTCTTTAGTTTTCTTGTCAATAACAGGTTGCTTTTTCTTGTCATCAAAGTAACCTTCGTGTGTAATAATTGTATTGCTAACACCATTGTATTGTTTTACATTAGGTGCAATCAGTTGTGCAAAGTCACCGTCAGTACTAATAATAACATGATTATCATTAGGATGTGCTTGTATCCAACCTGCAATAAGATCGTCAGCTTCTAGTTCAGGATGTTGCATTACAGTACAGTTAGTCTTAGTAGTAACAAAGTCTTTCCACTCATCAAACATTTCCCAGAACACTGTGTCTTCATCTTGTTGTGCTTGTGTCTGTGCGGCACGAGCATCACTACGGTTACGTTTGTAAGGCTCGTAAAAGTCTTTACGCCAACTGCGTCCTTCTAAACAAAATACAACATGAGCACCATTAAAGTCTGACCATGCTTTCTTAATACTACTAAGTGTAATATGAAAAGCCATGCCTACTTTTGTATCTAAGTCACCCCGTACAACATGTCTTGCACGAAAGAAAGTATTTGCTGTGTCTACTAGAATATATGTCATTAGTTTGCCTTTGTATAATTTATAGTAATATTATAGCACCAGATCTGGCTTGTGTCAAGCATTATTTGACTTCACTTTTACCATTATCGTCTGCTTTACTAGTATTAATATAACCCATACCTCGATCAGCATCTTGTCCTTCTTCTTCTAACATTTGTGTAGCAATAGTTCTAAACCATGCATCTACAATATGTTCTGGCTCTTCACCTTGATATCCTGCATCAATAAGTTGCTCAATAAACTCATTATTCCAATCGAGCTCAAAGAACCCGTTCTTAATGTTATCAGGGTTTACTTGAGTATCTAATACCGCTACCCAAGGCTTCTTATCCTTAGTTGCTTGTGCTTTTTCTTTGTCAAGAATAGCTCTACGTTGTTGCTCTGGAGAAAGTTCTTTAACTTCTTCAGATTTCATACCCAACGCTTTTTTCATTTTATCTAACATATATTACCATCCTGCCTTTCTAATTCTATCTTCGTTAATAGGTGCTTTCATAGCTTTCTCATGTTGTTTATTTTTATACTTTTCATTAAGTGCCCCACGCATTTCCGAAGAGTGAAATGTGTAGTCTGGGTGTGAATCGCCATCCTTCTGCCATACACGCTTCAGCAACGTCTTTAACATTGAGGGTATATTCTTCACTGCGTCCACCCAACGGCATAAGATATACTGGACATTGTACCCCGGAACTCTGATAAGCACTAACAGCTCTTTTAACTTCGTCAAAATCATCTTGAGTAGCGACAACAAACTTAAGATAGATGTCGCTATCAGCAACAGTATTATATTGCTTAGCCACATCAGGTTTAATAGCAGTTTCCCAAGGTTCTCCGCTAACACTAAGTTTTGGGGAACAACTCCAAGTGACTTGGATTCTGTCTTGATCGTTAAGATAGTTGAAGAAATCGTTGTGTAATACTTGTGTAGTATTTGTTTCAAATGTGACATTTTTTAAATCCTTCATACGTGGATGTTCAAATAAATCGATGTAGAGCTTTTGCCACGCTAATAACGGCTCTCCACCTGTCATGATCAAATGTACATCTTGACCATTGTCTTGTACCCACTTACCGTTAGGAGTAAGTGATAGTAAATGTTCAACAACAGCATCAACACCTGCTAGTTTATTAAAGTGTTTAAACTCAGGATAGATGCTTGCATATGTATCACAGCCTGTGTGTATAATAGGCAAGTCGTTAAATTCTTTTGTAGTTTCGTGTACACCTTGGTTAATAAGTTCCATTACTTCTGCGTTATGTTTCTTACCTGCTTTGTGTTGTTCCCAACGATCACGTTTTTCATCTGTACCAAAATTCATACAACGAAAGTTACAACCAAAGGTACGTAAGAACACACTAGGCACTCCTACAAATTTACCTTCACCTTGTACACTATAAAATGCTTCTGAGTATCTTAGTTGTTTTTCTTTACTTTCCACAAGCAAACTCCTGTTGTAGTTTAATGTTATCCATAAACTCTTTCTTAGTACCTGCGTCATCTTTAAACGCACCTTTAAGTACAGTTGTTTGTGTAAGACTACTGTGTGCCTTAATACCCCTGTTCTCAACACAACCATGTGTTGCTTGTACATAAACACCTAAGTGTTCTGCACCTGTTGCTTTTTGTATTTCACGAGTAATGTCGTTTGCAAGTTCTTCTTGTAGTGTACCACGTTCAGCACACCATTGTGCAATACGTGTATACTTAGATAGTCCAATTAATTTGTCAGCGGCAATAATACCAATGTACGCAACACCTTTTACAATTTGATGATGATGTGAACACATACTTGTAAGTTCGCTTCTAACAACTAACATACCTGCATAACGGTCTTCACCATCATTTGGAAATGCAGTTGCGGCCGGCATAGGATCATAACGTCCTGCCATTAATTCATTAATATACATTTTTGCTAGACGTTTGCCAGTTCCCATACTGTTAGGATCATTATGCCTATCAATCACAAGTGAGTCTAGCACACTTTCAAAGGCTACAGTTGCTTCTTCAATTAGTGCTTCTTTGTCACCATCTACTAAAACGTCACTGATATTGTCTCCAGCCCACGATCTAATACCAGCTTCTTTTAGCCTTGTTTTAATTTCTTCACTTTTGTTCATTTACTTCTCCGATGTTAAGGCAGTGGATTGCCTGTAATAGTTTATATTATACAATATATTTAGGTCTATGTCAACCTTTTTTAACATAATTTAGGTAGTCTTTGGCAATCAATTCATGTATATTCTTAGTATAATGCTCGCCGTCGACTCTGTGTTCGTCCGTTTCTATGTTAATGGCCTTTGCTAATTGCAAATAACCTTCTGCGGACGATGATGCTTTTGTACCTGCTTGCCAATCTCCGTAAAGCTCAACATTGTCAGGAACAAATACTCTGTTGTTAATCGTCCATTGATACCATTTAATATCTCGTCTAGCACACATAGTATCAATTGCTAATAAGTCTAAACAATAGTCTTTGTATTGTAAAGGTGTTACCAGCTCGTGCCAAAGTTTTGTGTAGATATACTTTTCATGAAAGGGTTTAAAGTCTGCTTGTACTTTCATATCATCAAAAAAGAAACCTTTGAATTCCTCATAGTTCTCTTTTCTAACTTGATCAATCATTTCAATATAATTTTCAGTTACACGATGATCTGTATATCTTTGTATCTTTTTGTCTTTTGGTTGATTGTCATCTAAGAATAAATCTACATTTGTGTTTTCACCAACATCTAAGTTACGTGAACATGCAAGTAAGAATCTATTCCAGTATGTACTTTGTACAAATACTTCATCAATGTCGTCATAACGATCAAGTATTGATTTAACCCAGGCAGGATATTTTCTATTACACCCGCCTGGCTGGCTGTAAATAACAACCTCTTTATTGTTTTCACCAGCATAGATCTCAGCATAGTTATTATCTTGCCATGCTGAGATTTTATCACCAATTTCGGAATATCCGTGTGCGTGACTGTCGCCGATGAATAATGTTCTAGTCATTAAAATATTTGTTTAACATTTCAAGGCGATCGTCAGCAGTAGCCATTTTATCCAGTTCCTTTTGAATTGTTTCAATAATATCTGAATGCTCTCCGATGCCAACAACTTTTTCCATATATACATTAATATTAGTTCTATGTAATTGGACTTCTGCTTCGGCATGTTTTTTTGCCGCTTCAATCATTTGCTGTTTCAACATAAGTTCCTTTCCTGTAGTTTCCTTTGTTAGGTATCACGTGTCTTACGCCGCCGCGTGGATCATCCATATCGCCTTTGCGCCTAGGAATTAAGTGAACGTGTGGAAAAGGCACAGTTTGACCTGCGGCTTCTCCTACATTTTGTCCGATGTTGAAAGCATCACAATATCCGCGATCAACCCAATCGTAGCCCCATTTGTATGCGGCTTCGAAACATTTAGTAAGGCCTTGCCAGTTTTCTTCTTTAGGAACAAAAAGTATGTGTCCTTCAGTAACTGGATACCCATCTTTATATACTGTAAACTCTTTCGAGTCAATTAAAACATCTGTCCAAGGTTTAGAATCCATAATTAAATGCCACCATTATACGTTCTTTATCTGTAAGTTGTTGTTCAACTTTGTGATGCAAATGACTTGGAAAAATAATTAAACTTCCTGTCGTTGCCGCACAAGTTACGTTAGGCGAGTTTGCTTCGTTAAGTTCTGAAACATTTACTCTTGG